CCGGGTGTGGCGAGAAGCGTTCCGGTGCCGATGTCCACGGTCGTACCCAGACTGAGAGTAAACTCGGTCGTCGTGATCGAGGTTTTGCCGGTGATGTTAATCATTCTGGCAATACCGGATCCCTGATCGGTATCGATGATCGTGGCTACGGTTCTATACGGATCGAACTCTTCGAAGAACTCGTTGGTCGCCGAACTGAATGTCACGGACCCACTGGAGTTCAGGAATCCAATCAGTTTCTTTCTCAGGAAAATCTGGATGCTGCCCGGAGGATTCGGGTTACCGGAGTCGGCGATGCTTCTCAGAGACCTGATGTTCTCTCTTTGCAGTTTCCAGAGAAGTTCTGTCTTACCGGGGTTATAAAGAGTGACGGATGCGTTTTCGGGCAGAGCCTTGAACCCATTAGTCCCTGTCGAGTCGGTAAAGCATTCGGCTTCCGTAAGCGTTCTACCCGCCGCCATCTGAAGATCGAAGATGTAGTATTTGAAGACAGCGGGAGTGGTGTCGGAATGAATGATACCGCTCACATAGTTGACATCGTATACCCTGAAGGTACCGATAATAGCCCCTGTCGGATTCTTACCACCGTCGAAAGGACCATCCCAGATGTTGATTATGGTACTATCGATCACCGGACTCTGACTGGCTCTATTCGGATAGGACGAATAACCCTTCAAAGGTATTAGGTTAATAGACGTTCTTTCTTCGAACCTCTTGATGAACGACGCTTGCTTTTGCGCTTCGCGAGCTTTATACGATCTGATAAACTGCTCGCCATCGTTCTGGAATCTGTAGCCTTTAACATAAGAAATACCGTTGGTGACCACGATTCTCACATAGTCCGGATCACCATTGACCGAATAGCCGGAGCCATCCAAAGCGTTATCCGCTTTTTCTTCGATGAACCTAATCTTGAAAGGGATAACCGTGAAGTTACCATTCGTCTCATAGGTTCTCTTGGCGATCATGTCCATGATGTCGGCGTATTCGCTATCGCCCTTCAGGTACTGATAGGCGCCGTTATCCACCTTGGCCAGAAGAATGAAGTTATCGCCATCTTCTGCGGTGAGCGATCTCTTCGTCAGAACGAGAGAGACCTTATACCTGTCGGCACCGGGTGCGGATGAGTTCGGATAGCCTAATGCGTTATCCAGAAGAGACTGATCATCATCGCTGGTGATGATCTCTTGAACAAAGTCGAAACCTATCTTGCAATTAGCCGTTTCGTTGTATTTGGAAATCAAAATGATTTGGCGCGGATTCTCGACGAACATCCCTTCGTAGTAGAAGATACCTTCATCGATTGTAAAGAGTTTGCCGATGCCTGTAACCGGAATCGTATCCTCTAAATTAGACCCCACGCAACCCGGGCATCTAACCTTTACCGAGTAGACGGCGATACCGTTGTCATCATAGATGCTTAAGGTTTCGCCCGGTATGAAGTTGAAGGTTTCCCCGTCGATACCGATGGACTGGTAAACGAAGTAGATGGTATTGGGATCATCACCCTCTTTGGGCGCCGCATAAACGACGATGGCGGTAATACCCGTGGTTTGCCCTACAACCAGAGTACCTTCCGAGAAGTATCTCATATCTACGGGTAGCGAGTTCCATGGGCTGGTGTCATCTAATCGAGCATAAGATTGAGGCGCATAATTCGCGCGAGCATTGCTTACTCTCGACCCATTCTTAAAGATGTGATTAGCGAATCTCTCAATTTGATTTTGCAGAATACTCTGAATTTGATTGAGCTCTCTCGTCTGAACAGGTCTTCCTGGTCTGAAGAGGACTTTCATATAATTTCGGCTTCTTTCGAAATCATCATAATATGGTGTTCGAGCAAAGTTCATTTTACTCATTAAATTGTCTCCTTAATTTTCGGAAGTCCGAACTATTAGAATGTTACCGCAATTTTGATATCCTCTTCCTGACCATTGTCTCTAATCACTTTCTTAAGATTGTTGACATAAAGGACATAACCTTTATTGGAATCTATGTTATTTAGAACGAGAGATCCATAGCTGGCATGAGATGGACCGAGGTAGAATTGATTGTATGCCGGTTTACCAGTCGTCTTATCGACGACATCGGTGATTAGGGCCACCTGTCTAAATGCGTTGGCTTCTCCAATGGGTAGGTATGCCGTTTCTTCTGAAAAACGCGCGTTGATTATAGCGGTATTGGCGCAGAGTTCGGTAACGATATTGAATCCGTGCCCTTCTTTAGGAGCGAATACCGCTTCCCCGACCGCGCCCGCCAGCCCTGGTACCACGAAGCCCATCACATCTTCCGAGTAACCCTCACCCCCATTGGTAATGGTGAATTCTTGTAAGGTGTTGCTGGGTGTGATTTCTACCGATACGACCGCTTCGGTGGTCGGTACATTGGTTGGATCGTACAGAAGAAGTGTGGCGCCTCCGGTATAATTGGAGCCGGCATTACCTACTGTGATGTTGGTGATGACGCCATCGGTCACCGTAATCGCTCCAACGGTTCCACCTGTACCGGTAGTACCCGATCTCTGGACGATCGCATAGACTTTGGAGGTTAGATCATAGCCGCTTCCGATATACGCCGGATTGACTAAAATCTGTTTTAAGGTATTGTCGAGAGAGTTCTTCGTGGCATAGGCTTGAGCCGCCACCAAAGGGGTTCCACCGGAAATGGTTACGATCATCGCTCCGGGGAAGGTGCCGGTCTTCTTGAGTACTCTAAAGGTGGAGAGACTTTCTGCCACTGAAGATGTCTGAACGTCCCATTGTCCGGAACCGTCGTCATCGATTTTGTATCTAACTGGAACGAAATCTTTGGTTAAGAAGAAAACGGCATCGGCATCCAACGAGCCCATGTACTTCCAAACATATCCGTCTGCCAGAGTAATCATCGTCGTACCGATGTCGGTGGGCAGCGATGTGCTTGCGGCACCGTTATTATTGTTGATGCACTTATAGATGTTATTCTCTTCGGTGAAGACGTAGAAGGGGTGCTCGTAAGAGTCCGGTCCATCAATCGCAAGCGGATCCTTTTGATCATCGTACTGGCTATAAACCGTTCCCGTTTCCCAATCATATCTCTTGATTGCTAATCTGAAGTTGTTTCCGGTCACTCTCTTCAGTGCAATGATGTTCTGGATAACGCTAAAATCGTTGATATCATGAACTTCGGCGTCATCGGGAATGAGCTCGTTATCCCATTGCGTTTTCTTGCCGATAGCGACGAAAAGGTTTCGTTTGAACATCTGGTTCGTGCTGAGGTACTCGACCCATATCCAGGTAATGCCGCCGTCGGAGGCTGAGCCGACAACATGAGTTGGAGCAATGCTTCCGCTGGTGCCGGTCTCCTTGGCGATATACTTGTTGTTCTCATAGAAAACAACATCGCCTTCAACATACCCTGTCAGAGGTAACCACTCTTCAAGCTGTTTCAAAGAGACATTGTCGATCAAACTGCTTGCCACGAAGTTGCGAATTTTTGGGGTGAATTTAGCTGCCATATCATTTCCTTCCTAATTTATGCTTTAAGTTATTTATACGGGCGGGTGAATATCTATTTCTGAGTCTAATGCCTTATCCATAATCAGGGAATCATCGTTGACTCTCTTCCTGGCAAGCAGTTCGGTATTCGTGGTTCCTAATGGTGGATCACCGCATGTTATGTTATCCCAGACTTCGACGGTATAGGAATAGTTATCTTGGCATTCCTTAAACCAATTCAATCCCGATTGCGGGTTAACCATGTGATTATAGTCGACCATCGTACGATACTTCGTGATAGGATAGATATCCAGAGTTTGGCTAATGTAATAATGAGGATCGGCAGTCCATTCTTCCTGAATCCAATCATAGCCACCTACCCAGTTCGTGTAATTCTTGTCGCTCATTTCCTTAAACCAGTGAAGATTATAGATCGGATTGATCATGTAAACATGGTCATAACCGAAGATGTTCTTGACGATTGTGATATAGAAGATGCTATCAAATCCCCCGTTGGGCGGTCGGAATATGTCGGAGAAAGCGATGTCTAAAATGGCGAATCTAACGAATCCGGAAGGATGACACCACTCATCCAGTATAGCATCCGATTCCTTTCTTGGGATAGAAGAATAGGTGTAATAGGAGAATTGCTGGTAATAGTAGGAATCTAAGAGAGTAGCGTTTAAGCCGAGAACGCCCTCCATCGATTTCCAAGATGGTCGTTCGCTGAAGACCGAGTTGAATACCGGAGTTAATTCCGCACCTGTTCCATTCTTGGAGAGTACGGTCACTTCGGGCTCCATGAAAGAGTCGACGAATGGATCGATAATCTCTATGCTTTCTATCTGACCGATGCTATCGCTCATTGGGAAAAGATTGGCATCGAGACCCAACTCGGATTTGATCAGCATAGTCGGTAGCTCATCGTATCCGTAGCCGTGGTTGTAGATAGAGACTTTAGAGATCGCGCCTAATCCGCTGAAGTATCCGGTAGATGAGTTAAAATGTTCTATCTTGGTCGAATTATAGATGGAGCCACTCGTGGTAATCGTATGGTGATTGCTCGACGAATCGGTAAAGACGGTCGATAAGTGGGTACCCATGAAGTGCATCAAAAGAGAAACCGAGGCGAAGTTAGATTCGCTGCTATTGAAATCGGTAGTAGGTAGATAGAAAGAATCGGTATACCTGGCAACTCCTTTAGTGATTCTCAATTCGTCCATGTATCCGACAAAGGCATCTTTGGAGTTGGTTCCTAATCCTATTCTAAGGTTCTGCGCGGACGGCACACCCGATGCCACCGTATCGCTGGATGATTTCGTTCCATCCACGAATAGCTTGACGGTATTAGCCGCTCGAGTGACAGCCACATGAACCCAGCTATTGCTTCTGATCGTTCTGGTAGATGTGAAAGTGTAGTTGGTTGCACCGAACATCTGAAATGCCAGCTTGCGGCTTCCATTGACTTTGAATGTCCATCCCTGATTGGCTGTCGGATTCTTGTTAGAACACAAAATGGCATCCGAGATCGAAGGTGGCATGTAGATCCAGCACTCAATCGTAAAGTCGCCCGAAGAGAGATTGAATCCGGTGTGGTTGGGAACGGACAAGAAGTTATCCGATATATCGACTTGAGTGACTACGGCGGAGAATGAGTGCCCTTTGGATCGTGGAGTAGTGAGTATCTGATCGCCGACAGCATATCCGGTACCTCCATCGATGATCACCAGATCGCTCACCGACCCTTCTTTCAGAGTTTTAACTCGAGCATTACCTATCACTTGGGTGTTAGATATTAAAACCTTATCACCGATGGCATAGCCTTTACCCGGTTGCGTGATCTCTACACCGACGTTGTCCACGAAGTTTTCGAGTATCTTCATATCTCTCGATTGCGAATAAATCTCGATACCTTCTCCCTTCTGGAAGAAGCGATAAGGATTATCGATCTGAATTCTGAGGTAAGTGAAGTTCAGACTATGAATCATGCTGATGTTTTCAACGGCGCATTCGACTTTAGACGACACCCCTCTAATCACCAATTCGTAAGAGTCGGCCAGAGATAAGATGGCATCGAAGTCCGCCTCACCATAATGATTGGTGGTGGTATAAACGAAGTATCGCCCGGAGTAGGTGGCTTGACTAGGTATCAGAAGAAACTTTCTAGGATAGTCGATAGTGACATCGACTCCGGTAGAGAACTTTGAATAAGAATTTGAACGATGCTTCGCTACCTCTACTCAAGTAGAAATCTCTGAGGTGAATGATCAGTTCTTTCTTGGGTATGGTTAGCACATTCTGAATATCAAAACCACAGTCGGCCAGGATCTTATCGATGAACCCCGAAACTTCGTTGTTAGCTTCGCAGTTTTCATAGAAAGTCTCCAAGACTTCGAGAGGGTTACCCTGTTCCTCCAAGAAGGTGTAGAAGTGATCGATGAATCGAGAAAAACTTCTATACTCTCTTCTGATAAACTCGGGTTTCTTCTCGATTATGATGGGGCTGATAAAATTACGCATTGGTTAGAACCACTCGTATTTTGGTAATTCGAACGATGTTTTGAAGGTAGGTTTCTATGTCGGGGTTGATCGGTATAGCAGTAAAGTTGATGATACCGTTCGTGATGAAATTGTTGTTGACAAGGATACCGTATTTAGGGAATTGATAATAGATGACCCCTTTAGTATAGTCCACTCTTCCGAATGTCTTGGCTAACAGTTTGGTGTTATCGGCTGCCTTGTAGATGTAAACCAACCCATCCGTGTCATCGGCAAAGTAGCAGATGTCGACTCCATAGGTGAACGCCGAGCTTTTGATGCCGGTTTGAATAGGATTGCCGATGACCAAGGCCGTTTCGATCTCCGCCTGATAGATGACGCTCTGATCTTTGTTGACCACCTTCTTGGAGTAGCAACTCTTGATAGCGGGGACTGTTTCTTTGATTCGCGTCATCAAATCCACGTCGCTTAAAAAGTTATCGAATACATTCAATGTCACAGTATTGTAATCGGTCACGGTATCGACGATGAGTTTTTCTATCTGACCGAAGGATAGAGTGGTCTTCTTGTTGTCCACCTTAGCATACACGGTCAACTCGACATTGACGAACTCCGGATCGATGAAGATGGGTTGCATACCGACCACGCAGTATTTGGCGATCAGTTTATTCTGAATGTCTTTCTTGGCGGTTAGCGTCAGCTTATCGGCATACTTGGGTTTGATGCTCAAGTAGATTTTACCGTAGTCCTTATAGATGTTATCTTCCCCACCCCAGACATTGATGCTATCGATGTTTCGGAAGTCGCTGATGATGATTGTCTTAAAGTCATCTCTTGTTACGATTCGATTCTGTCTTCTGTAATGATGTGGGATCGTGAAGCGCAGGCTTTCCGCCGTTTCCGCTTCGCAACCACCACTGGAGATGGTGCCTGTCGGTGCCACGACCACGAAGTCTTCCCAGTTACCTATATTGCTTTCTGTCGGGATGTCTTGCGAGGGCTTGTTAAAGCGGAATCTTTTGCAGCCGTTACCGCTTTCTCCGTTGCTCGACATGTAATAGACATAGACGATACTCTTGTTGGCGGGCATCTTCCCGAAGACATCGTTGCCGAAGATCACCTCGAAGTACCCTTCTTCTTGCGTGGTTAGGTAATAGATTTGCGAGTTGGAATCGACATCGAGAACATTGGTAGCTAAAAAGTATTCTTCTCCCGTTAAAGCCCCGTCTGGGAAAACGACCATTCGAATCGTGTCGATGTCGACATTCTTATCTTGAATCACATAACGTTGATTGAGTAAGGACGTATCTATCTTAAATTTCCATTCTTGAAACTTACCTTCATAGATGGTAAAGACATCGGAGGAGTATGTAACGACGGGCGCCGAAGAGTAGTCTATGTTCTTCACGAAGATGTCATCGATGGTGTAAAAGATTCTCTGGTCGAGTTCGGTGTTTACTCCCGAGAAAGAAGTGCCTCTGGGAATCAAAATGCTTTTACTCGATGGCTCATACTGCTCGGGATTGCCGGTGTCTATGTTGATCGTGAGCGAGATGTCGGCTCTGGCGCTGGTCTTACCTTTCGGTACATAGCCGGTCAATTTGGCTTTAGAGAGAAGACTCTCCCTCTTAACCGACGAATCTATGAAGCTTTCGTTTAACAGCATCTTTACATAGTAACCTATGTAATGAGTATTATAGCTCAAGAGATTGAGGAGGGTAGAGATACCGCTTGCCTGAAAGTTATAATCTTGATAGATCGGGTTGCCTTGACCATCAGTTTGCGATTGTAAGAAAGATATTAAGTTTTCTCTGATGTCGGGATAATCGAGAGAATTGATGGGAAGCTCGGCTGTAGTTATCATGGTTTTTCCTTAACGAATCCTTTGGAATTGCTGGGTGAAGGTATCTGTTATGTTAAGAGCCTTAATCTGGTAAGTGACTGTTGCCTCGAAACCATCGTCGGAATCATAGGGAACCACCTTAGCGGATATGAACTTGACTCGTTTTTCGTAAGTTTTTATGGCCCATTCTATCCTTTTAACAAGATTAGATGCCGTTAAATGACTCATGTTCTCGAATAGGTAATGCCTCAAATTGACAAAAGCGCTCTGATTGAAAGGAATGTCGAAGGGGTTCAACAGAAACAGAACCTTGATAGATTGCCTGATTGATTCTATGTTGATCTTGGGAGTCGTGTTTCCAGTCAGAGGGTGGGGGATGAAATCTAAATTGATATCCGAATAGTTTATAAGTTCCTTCATACTTCTTACCCTCCCTCGAAAACGTTAAAAGATCCTGTCATAATCGCGCTGCTGCAGCAAACCATGTCACCCACTCTGGCTGCCGGAATGCTATTCACAAAGACGGTCGAACTCCCCGTGCAAGTCACGCTCGAATGACAACTATTAAGACAGCAATGAACGGCCCAAGCATCGCCCAATCGATGATGCGGACGACTATTGACAAAGACATTCTCGCTTCCTTGCACATTAGGTCTCGGTGGATAGCAGTGATGCCCGAGTGCAAATATCCGCTAATCGTGCGGTTGGCCTTCCCATTTTGATCTCCTTTTAATCTTATATTTCTACTATTTATTCCATCTTTTAAGAAACCTGACAAGTCGGACCCACCTGACAGAATTTGGTTTTGGTGACATTCCTTATAAAATCTGTAAAGCAAGACTTCACTATCTTGGTTTTTCGAGGAGCGGGATTGAAGTTGACTACTATCTCAGGAATGGGGTCGCAAGGACAAAGCGTGCTGATGATAGGGATGAGTTCCGTCGGTTCAACCACCCCGCATTGCGAGGTATCGCAGTCATCTACTGGAACGATGACCTTTAGAGATACGGCTTCGAATACATCGTCGCATTTGCAAAGAGTCTTAGGTACTGTGATCATCGCCTCAATCCTCGTGCAGGTCTACGGTTAGATAAGTTCCCGTCGTCGTGACTACCGTGGTCGGCAGTTTCTGATTCTCTTGTTCTTTTAGGGTTAGCATGATATAATCTATGTCCTCTTCTCGGCGTCCGCCTTCTTTCAATTGACTCGTGTAATAGCTGATCAAACTTTCTACTGCCTTCAACTCTCTTTCTTCATCGGTTAAGAGATCATCTACGATTCCTGCCTTAACGATCATCTTCTGGAAGTATTCGGATTTCTTGAAGTTATCTATGAAGGTTTGAATGTAGGGGCTATCTTCTCCCGGAGGATTCTTTAGCACGTTCTCGTACCATTGCAAGAAATTCAGTATCACCTCTTGTTCTTGAGTGGTCTCCGTCTCGCAAGGGCAAAGAGTGATCGGTAGAGGTTGCAGAACGAGTGGCTCTGGTTCTGCTTCCCCTTCGCAGCAGACTTCGGCGGGTAGTGGCTCTACCTCTATCTCCTGTACGATCTCTTCCTCGTATTCAATCGGGGGTTGATTATCTCTATCCCAGGACCAGTTATTATGGATTCTAATACAGAACCAATCCTCGGTCATCACATCGGGCAACTCGGCAATCCAGACTTTCAGCTTAAATCTCCACTGATTGCCCCACGGTTGCCAGCTGTTGTCCATAGCAAAGTACCAGTTCTGCGAAGGACTCAAAACTGCGGTATCGTCGGTACAATCGAGATTAGGTAAAACCCCCCAAATGTCTCCAGTGAGAGTCATTTGCAACCCTTCCGGTAACGCACCATCGACTATATCGAAGTAAAGAAGCTTATTGCATTCTTTTTCGATGTAAGAAAACTCCAAATCGAAAGGGTTTAATGCTTGTCCCGTATATGCCCTAGGAGTTAGTTTAGAGTATATCTGATACCCCGTAAATTCTCCAACGAATGTTCCGGTGTAAGTGGTCGAAGTAGAACCGATACAGATGATATAGGTTCCCACGGTAAAATCTTTCTGAAACGACATCGACAATTCGGTTATCAAGACGGTACCCAGAAGAAGAATGGTATTGCCTCCAATTAACTGATAGATATTGACTGTCACACCTATGTTGGTCGGCGGAATCGCAGCGACCAGACTGATGGTAAACTGAGCAGTTTCCTGCTGCACTATATTCAAAAGGAATAGCTGCTTTTGAGATGCATTGATAGAAATCGGAAATACGGTGTTCGATACCAATTCGGTTATGGAATCGAGTTGACCGTCATCTATTTTAGTCTGTATGGATTGCACGCAAGTAGGCATCGAAATCTCCTTCTATCAGAAGCACTCGGCTAATACCGAATGATAAAACGGCTCGCCTTCCACCGGTACCGGATTAGCCAACTCAGCAATGAGATCGCCGTCCTCGTTTTGGAACGCGAAGTCGTTATCCAAGCACCCGGTTTCTTTGAAACGCACATGGTATTCTATCGATAGCTCGCACTCACCACTCGCGCCCGTGTAGCATATCAACGGCTCTTCATAGAATCTAAATTCTAAGGTTTCTCCGGGGTAAACTCTGGGGTACATTGCTACCTCGAGAGATAGAACGCACCACAGTATTTCTCCACTACGGAAGATAAACTCCCACGGCGGGAAGGTAGTCAACGTAGGATCTAAATGTTCTCCGGAATAGTTGTTATTCACTCTTATCACGATGTCGTCGCTTAAAACGCATGACATTGTCGTGCCCGAATAGAAGACGTCGACATAGCAGTCTTCAGGAAGAACGTCGTTCAACTCTACTACCAACCAGTTACCGTTCGGAACGAAATAGCCTTTACATAGCTTGTGAGTCAAATCGGCTTCGAACGAATTTACGACACCTTCTGTACCTTCGGCGAAGTCTACCGATAGATAGCCATCGTATTCTCTAAATTCGAAAGTCTCTCCAGTACCAAACTCCATCGAGAGTCTTGGATTGCATCTTAAATCAATCGAGAAGATTACTCGATCACCATCACTGACCGCTTCCGGTAAGTAATCCTTAACGAACAGATGCATCAATAGGTTATTGCTGGTCGATTCTCTTCTGACTCCACAGCAAGTATCGGTATTCAAATCGAAGTAAGTCGCCGAACCGATATCGACCTGCGTCATGATACTCGTTCTGAACATCACGTAGAGATCGGCATGGTGCTTGGTATCGAAAGTGGAGAACAGCTCGGTACCAGGGTAAGCTCTGAACGTACCTAATCCTTCACTCTTACCTACTTGAAGAACTACGAGACAGTTTTCTCCGGTTTGTAGTACCGGTACCTTCAGAGTATCTGTCGTGGAAAGAGCTGCCTCGAGGGCTTCATCGGCATAGAAGTGAGTATTTGGCTCGCTGTCTATCTTATTAAGAACAGAATACGTTCCAGTATAAGCTCTTCCGACAGGCAACTGGAAGGATATCTGCATACTGGCAATAACTGTCTCACCGCTATACGGTATGAGAAGGATGTTGGGTTGCAGATTTTGCTGAAGATCGAATAACGCATTCTCACCGGCAAAGCCTATGTTAGGCAAGCGGGTAGTGGTACTCAGGCTCGGGTAGATAACTTGACCGTGGTAACCGGCGCTATCGATCTGATCGAATAGATTGAGAGTCAAGCTGGCTTGAGAATACGATCCAGAGTATGCACTCGGGTAGAGAGCGAACGATGCTCCGAAATAAAGGAGAACGTTCTCACCCGCATAACCTATGAACGATAGCGCGTCGGTAGTCGCCAGAGTAAAGTCGGCGCGCTCTCCATCGTACCAGCCTGCAGGTAATCCTACGTTGACGACATAATCTAAGTCGAAGGTTCCATAGCCACCATCGTAAGAGATAGACGGGAAGGTGATACCAGGTAGAATAGCGGCAGCCGCCGTCTCACCGCTATACGCTATCGGATAAAGCGGAGTAGCCGGGTAGTTGGTTAAGTCGGCTGCGGTGTTCTGACCCGTATAGACAGGCGGCACCAGACTATCGATCGTTCGGAGAGCGACTTCGGCGGTCGAACCCGGATAGAAGATAGGCGTGAACGTAGAACCGATAAACGTGGTTAGAGTCGATGTACCATACTGACCGCTATACGCTTTACCATCGAGAAGCGATGCCGTAGCCAGAGCAAGAAGACTGGTACTACCTTCATAAAACGGAAGAGTGAGTTCCGGCGACGGGAAAGTGGTGAAGGCGAATAAGCCATTCTCTCCAGTATAGTTCAGTGAAGCGAGGACCGAAGAGGTGATTAAAGCGAAGGTCTCCGCTCTCTGCCCCGTGTAGTTGGCAACGATGCCAAGGTCTATAGAAGGATGAGTATCGAAGAGGAAGAGCGCGTTTTCACCGCTTCTTCCGACGACTTCTATGGCGAGCTCTACGCTCAAGTCGAATAGAGCGGCTTCATCTCCATACGCTACGGGTGTCAATAACGCCGGTGGGAACGTCGTAAGATCGGTAGCAGCGTTCTGTCCTTCTCTCGCGTCGATGTCTCTGAAGATAGCGTAGGTGATTAGATCGAGATCTTCCCTCTCACCTGAATAACCTTGTAGAATTCCAATGCTGGCACTCGGGAAGAACGAGACCGAGAAGGCACTCACTTCACCCGTATAGTTCGGTATCTGCATGACAGACGATGTCAGCAGAACAGCAAAAGCATTCTCACCAGTAGGATTCGTGATGATACCCAAATCGACAGATGGGTTGGTAGAGAATAGCCATTCACTCGTTTCACCCGAATACGCCGACGGTTCTAATACCGACACCGTTCTAAGGTTATCGATTAGAGTATTTTCGCCCGAGTATGCTTGAGTGATACCTAAGTCGAAAAATGGAACGATTACAAAACCTTCGTATTCAAAAATATCAAGATCACAGATAACTTCCGGACGACCGGATTGATAGTTGTGATAGTGGATTAAGAATATGTCATTGGTTGTCGATCTTGCATTGGTCCAGATGTTAGGCATACTGGCAAAGGTGCCAGACTGCCTAATCTCGTCGTTCTCACCATAGACCGTGAACGTCGTTCCAGTGGCTCCCGTGACGATCTTGATTCGAGTTGCAGATGTACCGTTTAACTCATTGGTTGTAAAGTTGCTGACAACTGTTAGATAACCCGACCTTAAAACGGTTGTGGTTTCGAACCAAGAAACACGACAGGGTTGATTGGCATTGTAACGAAGATTGATGAACAGAGCCTGCGCATTTCCGCCACCTTCATTCGTTCTCTCTTCTGGTCTATCATAAGCCCAACCACCTGTCAGCCAGATTATCTCACTCGTCAACCAATTCGGGAACAGCCACAGCATCAACTGCGCATCGGTCATATCATCATCATACCAAGACGCGGCTCTCGTTCTCTTGAACCTGATATTCAGTTCTGAGATGGACTGTAGGTTGAGTCCTGTTGGCAGATAGAACCCAGCGTTGATTCCACCCGACGAACTGGCGGCAGATTGTAGAGTTATGCAGGTACTGGTTTCAGAATGCGAATTGGGTCCATGGAAGTAGGTGAATGTCGAATTTGGTACGACTGTTAGTTTATTATCGCGTAGATAATTCAATTCGCCCGTATACATACCGGGATAGAAGCGAACATTATTCTCTAAGAACGCTTGCGTGTATTCGCCGGCAAAATTGAAAATGTATCCGAATGGAGTTAAATCAGGAGTCAGAGTGGGAGTTAGAACTTCACCCGAGTAAGCAGGTACGGGTTCGAATCTCGGAATGTAATGTAAACCAATACCCGCAAGGTAATGCTCTCTGGCTTGTGCTGCTGTCAGAGCCGAAGTATAAATGGCAACATCTTGCATGTAGCCTTTATAATAGCCATAGGTCCCAGATTGCGGCAAGCCTTGCGAATTGAATTGAGCTCGTGCTTGATACCCTGTCGCGACAGCTACACCATTGACATAGAGAGTCGGGGTTCTGTCATTCCAACTAACCAGAATATGAGTGAATTCTGTCGTGCTAATAGGCTGCTGATAAGATA